TAACAACACTGTCAACCGTGACGACGTGCGTACATCTCTGCCGCCGATGCAGTACAGCGCGCCGCGTGACTTTGCCGCCAGCCTGAAAAAGAAAAACGACATCGAGTCTGCTGAAGTGGACGAAGACATCAAGCAGGGTATGCGTGACACCATGTACCGCGATGACCGCTCACTGTTCCAGCGTATCAAAGACATGATGGCTGACAACGGTCTGACGATGGAAGGCTTGTATCAGAAAGGTGTGGACGATCTGTATACCATCGCCAAATATGAGAAGGCTGGCAACAACGGTGAACTGCGTCAGGGTAAAGAGTCGGCTTACAAGATGGCAATGCTGGCTAAGAACGTGAACAGCACCGTGGCCGTCGCAATGAATCACGGTGCTCCGGTATACAAAGACGGTGGCATCAGCCTGAACAAGAACACCAAAGGCTTCACTGAAATCTTCAAGCCCGTGCTGGAGATGAAAGGTAACATGCTGCCAGTGTGGGAATACTGGGCGGGTGCTGTGCGTGCGCAGCGCTTGATTAAGGAAGGCCGCGAAAACCTGTATACCGAGAAGCAGATTAAAGACATTATCGAACAGGAACAAAAGAGTATGAGTAAGCCGACAGTTACAGCTAACGAACAACAAGTTGGTGGTGGACATTACGCAACAAAACCAATACAGCCATGGGACTTTATCATTGCAAATAACCTTGGTTACCTTGAAGGCAATGTTGTTAAGTACGTCAGTAGGTGGAAGGATAAGGGCGGCGTTGAGGACTTAAAAAAAGCGCAGCACTACTTACAAAAACTGATTGAGACGGTAAACAAATGAGCGTTCAATGGTCGTACAGCAGCTTAAAAACATTTCAGCAATGCCCAAAGAAGTATTACCACTTAAAGATTGCCAAAGACGTAGTTGATGAGGCGGGCGAAGCAGCGCATTACGGTACGCTAGTACACAAGGCAGCGGAAGAGTATATCCGTGACGGCATAGATGTGCCTGAGAAGTTTGCGTACATGCGCCCAATACTCGATGCGTTTAACAACATCAAGGGTGAGAAGCACTGCGAGCTTGAGATGGGCATCGCCATACACAATGGCAAATTCGTGGCTTGTAAGTTTGATGCACCCAATTACTGGTGGCATGGCATCGCTGACTTGGTAATTATCGACGGCGGCAGGGCTTATTTGGCTGACTATAAGACCAGTAAAAATGCAAAGTATGCGGATACTAAGCAGCTTGATTTGTTGGCGGCGGCGGTGTTCCTGCACTTTCCCCAAGTGCTTGAGATTAAGTCGGCATTAGCTTTTGTGGTGAGCAATGAGTTTGTTAAGAAAGATCACGACCGGATATTGCGGGATAAGTACCTCAGCGTGATGAAGCCCGAGCTTGACCGGCTCGAAGCAGCGTTGGTCAACAAGGTTTGGAATCCAGTTTCAGGTCCACTGTGTGGTTTTTGTCCTGTGGATACGTGTGTACATCATAGGAAAAGAAAATGACTCCAGAACAAATGGAAAACCAACAGAACATCGACTCGATGCTGCTGCTTGAGGGTAAGTTACAAGAGCGGGTAAACAAACTGATTGGTCACACTGTTGAGCGTACCATCGTCAACATAATCAGTAAGCAGATTCAGGAAGCCATCAAGCGGGAGAAGGATGAGATGCTGCTTGAGATTGCCATTAAGGTTGGGCAGATGCTCAAAAACGTGGAAAAAGACGAGCGCAGACCGCTATGGGAATCTACACCTGAAGAGTTTAAACTCACAGATGCACAGCTTAACACCCATATGATAAGCGGCAAAATCAGACCCATGGAGAAAGAAAATGACGAAACCCCGTGATTACAAACAGGAATACGCTACCTACCAAGGTACGCCAGATCAGATTAAGAAACGTGCCGAGCGTAACAAAGCCCGCAGAACGTTGATGCAAGAAGGCAAGTTGCGCAAGGGTGATGGTAAAGATGCTGCGCACGTTAAAGCTATTGATAAAGGCGGTTCGATTAAAGATGGCATACGTGTTGAAGACTCGAACAGCAACCGCTCATTTAAACGTGATTCAAAGCACAACTTAGTGTCTGAAGTCAGCGCAAGAGAACGCAAGAAAAAATGAATGATTACAACTGGCCCGGACAATTCACACCCTTTGCACATCAGAAAGTAACAGCAGCATTTTTAGCTGAACGGCCCAAAGCATTTTGCTTCAACGAGCAGGGTACTGGTAAGACCGCATCAGTTATCTGGGCCGCTGATTACCTTATGAATATTGGCGTAGTACGTAGAGTGCTGGTGGTCTGCCCACTGTCGATCATGAAGTCAGCATGGCAGAACGATTTGTTTAAATTTGCTATGCACCGCACTTGCGACATAGCCTATGGCGATAGGAAGAAACGCGCCAAGATTATAAATGGTGGTGCAGAATTTGTGATCATTAACTTTGACGGGCTGGCTATTGTTAAGGATGACGTAGCGAACGGCGGGTTTGATTTGATTGTAATTGATGAAGCGTCAGCCTATAAGAACCCAACAACTGAACGATGGAAAGTTCTGCGTGACTTGAACAAAACTATACGCGGCTTATGGATGCTTACCGGTACGCCAGCAGCACAATCGCCAGTCGATGCGTTTGGATTAGCGAAACTGGTTAACCCAAAAGGCGTTGCGCAGTTCTTTGGGCAGTTTCGTGATCAGGTCATGTACAAGGTCGGCATGTTTCGTTGGGTCCCCCGAACTAATGCACAAGCTATAGTACATGGTGCGTTGCAACCGGCGATACGGTTTGAGAAAGACCAGTGTTTAGATTTGCCCGATGTAACACACGTTGAGCGAGATGCTCCTTTGACCGCACAGCAGATGAAGTTCTACCGCATGCTTAAGAATGACATGATCATGAAAGCGGCGGGCGAAGAGATCAGCTCAGCTAATGCAGCAACAAACCTAAACAAGCTGTTACAGATATCTGGTGGTGCAGTTTACACAGACCAAAAAGAAGTCGTTGAGTTTGATGTATCTAATCGGCTACAGGTTGTGCTTGAAGTGATTGAAGAGTCGTCACACAAAGTGTTGGTGTTTGTGCCGTTCACGCACACGATTGAGTTGTTACCCAAATACTTAGTAAAGCATGGCATTACATGCGATGTCATTAACGGAGCTGTGTCTGCTAACAGACGCGCAGAGATTGTCAAAGAGTTTCAGACACGCACAGACCCACGAGTGCTTGTCATCCAACCGCAAGCGGCATCACACGGGTTAACACTAACTGCGGCTAACACTGTTATTTGGTACGCTCCCACCTCCAGTGTCGAGACCTACTTGCAAGCAAACGCACGCATCGACAGGCCCGGCCAACGCAATCCAATGACTATCGTACACATACACGGAAGCCAAACGGAGAAGCGCTTATATTCTTTGTTGCGCAACAACGTAGCAAACCATAACAAAATAATTGATCTATACCGACAAGAATTTTTAGACAACTCTTGACATTGTCAAAAGTGGTGTTATATTCGAGTTGTGTGGCAATGATGGGTAGTGGGTTAGCGCCACTAAATTCCGATTAATTTCGGGAGGACGTTGAATAGACACTGCTTCATGTGAGCCGTCATTGACCACACATTTTTAATTAGGAGAATTAGATGGAAGAAGTTCAAGAGAGAGTGCCGTTAGACAAACTAACTGCGCTGTACATCAAGATACGCGACAAGCGATCTGCGAATAAGAAAATGTTTGAAGCTGAAGATCAAGACCTCGAAGCTCAAATGCAAGTATTAGCGCAAGAGATGCTAGACGTATGCAAAGACATGAATGCCGACAGCATTCGCACCCCACATGGCACGATCATGCGTTCAATTAAGTCACGGTATTGGACGAACGATTGGGATTCAATCTACAGTTTCATCGAAGAGACTGGAGCATTTGGCCTGTTAGAGAAGAGACTTCATCAAACAAACATGAAAGACTTTCTCGCTGAGAATCCTGACCTTTACCCCAAGGGGCTAAATGTCGAAAGTGAATACACCGTGGTAGTTAGACGTTCTAAAGAAAGCTGAAAATGAGTAACATTACAATCCTCAACGAAGACCTCCCCGAATTCTTGCAAACAGCAGGAGTTAGCGACCTTACACGACAACTCGCAGGTCGTACCGGAGTCAAACGCATCGTGCCTAAGAATGGCATTTTCCGTAAGACAGTCGGCGGCGAAGAGATGGGCAAGGTCAAAGGCAATGTGAATGCCGTCATTGTTAACGCATCCCCTGCTGTTGGTCGTATCTTCTACGCTAAACAGTGGAGCCCCGATGCCGAGCCGACTGCACCTGATTGCTTCTCTAATGATGGGCGTGCACCCGATGCAGGTTCAGCTAACCCACAAGCAGATCGTTGCGATAGTTGCGGTCAGAATATCAAAGGCTCAGGCCAAGGTAACTCTAAGGCTTGCCGCTACTCACGTCGCATTGCGCTCGTGTTGGAAGAGGACTTCGGTACATCCCTTGAAGGTTCAGTCTATCAAATGAACTTGGCATCCAAGTCTTTGTTTGGTGATAGCGTAGGCGATAACACGCACACGTTTGAAAACTACTCTAAGTACTTGTCCAATAACGGCAAGAGCTTGGACTACGTTGTGACGCAGATTAGTTTCAACGAAGACAATGACAACCAGTCTGTGTTGTTTACGCCGACTAAGTACATTAACAAGACACAGTACGCTGTGACTAGCAAAGTGGCTAACACTCCTGAAGTGCAGAAGATGGTCGTTATGACACCATACCAAGCAGACATGTCAGGTAAGCCTGCTAAGTTGGAAGCCCCTGCCCCTAAAGCAGAAGCCCCTGCTAAAGCTGACCCTATTGATGAGCCAATCAAACGCCCCGCTAAAGCCGCGCCAGCACCCGTGACCAAGAAGGATTTGGATTCCGTGGTGAAGGCTTGGAGTGAAGAGGAATAAACATGACCTATGGCTATAGCCAGAGCTTGGTGCACGCAAATAAAAAAGCAAGCACTAAGTCTCTGGGTGTAGTTTTGGGCAGAGAATGTATTCGCGCAAACGTCAGTGTTAGCGAGGTTGCAGGGTTCTTCGGGGTGACTCGGATGACTATCTACAATTGGTTTAAGGGGGACTCAGTCCCCTTTAATTCCTACAGCCAAGCAATCAGCGACTACATACTTTACATCAAAGCTCACCACCAACTGAAATAAATAAATGTCCCACTTTGACCTGCTAGACGCCGTACTACCCACAGAGGGTCGGTACTGTGTGTTTGGGCTAGGGAAGTATCCAGATCAGAAGTTTTTTAGTACGAGAGCAGAAGTAGATGAGCAGATTGAGACGCTAGTACAGGCTAAGTTTGATGTGTTTTTTGGTTGTGCCAAGTTCGGCCCACTCAACAACCGCACACACGAAAACGTAGCCCATGTTCGCGCACTGTGGATGGATATTGATTGCGGCCCCACGAAGGCTGTACCCGATGAAAAGGGAGTTATCAAAGGTTATATTGACCAAGCCACAGGTCTCGCCGAGTTCAAGAAGTTCTGCAAAAACGTAGGGTTACCACAACCAATCTTAGTTAGTTCAGGCTACGGCATCCACGCATACTGGTTGCTTGAAGAGACCTTAACTCGCCACGAATGGGAACCCCTTGCAAACCGCCTTCGTGAGTTGTGCGTAGAACAAGGATTCATTGTCGACCCTGCTGTATTTGAAGCATCCAGAGTACTGCGTGTCCCCGGCACATACAACTTTAAATCTGAACCAGTAGAAGTAACGGTTCTTAACGAAGTCACTCAGCGTATGACCTACGCACAAGTGAAAGAGCTACTCGGCGCACCCGACCCAGAGCCGGAAGACGAGCGGCCAGACTTTATCCCGCGCACCATGAGTCCTTTGATGGAATCGGTGATGCAGAATAAAGTTAAGCGTTTTAAAACAATAATGCTGAAATCAGCGCAGGGCGAAGGTTGCAACCAACTGATGCACTGCTACGAGAATCAAGCCACACTCGACTACAACTTATGGCGCTCAGCGCTTTCGATTGCAACTTTTTGCGTCGACCGAGATTCCGCAATACACAAAATGTCTGCGGAGCATCCAGACTACGACCGGTTTAAGACCGAGTACAAAGTTGAAGACTTGCAACGCACGGGTGGGCCGCATCACTGCGCTACCTTTGAGAAGCAGAACCCCACAGGCTGTGAAGGGTGTAAACACAAGGGCAAGATCAAGTCCCCCATCATGCTTGGTGTGGAGATTGAAGAAGCCGAAGACGAAGACTACGACGTTGTAGTTGAAGCCGAAGACGGTGAGGTTGAGACAGTACGCATACCTGAGTATCCATTCCCATTCTTCAGGGGTAAGAACGGCGGCATCTACCGCAGACCCGCAACTGATGAAGCAGAACCAGACCTTGTGTATGAGCATGATCTATACATCATCAAGCGGCTAACCGACCCCGATATTGGGGAGACATTGCTATTCCGATTGCACCTACCAAGGGACGGCATGAAGGAGTTTGCAATCCCACTCGGAGTACTTTCATCAAAAGACAAACTGCGAGAAGCACTAGCGTCTAAGGGTGTGGGCTTGTTTAGTAAGCAAGTTGACCTCATGTGCGTGTATGTGATTACAGCAGTTAAAAATTTACAAGTTATGCGGAAGGCAGATATTATGAGAACACAATTTGGTTGGGTCGACAATGACAGCAAGTTCATTCTCGGCGACAGAGAGATCACAAAGGATGGCGTGTATTACAGCCCACCCTCACACATTACCAAGTCGGTAGCCGAGCACCTTGTTGAACACGGTGACTTTGACAAGTGGAAAGAAGTCTTCAACATGTACGCTAGGCCCGGCCTTGAGCCTCATGCCTTTGCCGCACTGACAGCGTTTGGCTCACCACTGTTGAAATTTACAGGTATGTCTGGTGCGATCATCAACGTGATTCACAGTAGCTCAGGCTCGGGTAAGTCGACAGCGTTGTTTATGTGCAACAGTGTATGGGGTCACCCAGTTAAGAACGCCTCGATCTGGAAGGATACGTTCAACGCAAAGATGCACAGGCTTGGTGTAATGAACAACCTGCCTAATACCATTGACGAGATTACGAACACCAGCCCCACGGAGTTCTCTGACTTGTCGTACAGCATTTCGCAGGGTCGGGGCAAGAACAAGATGCGGGGCTCGGTCAACGAGGAGCGTGTCAATCTGACTAGCTGGAACGGCATGACCTTAACGTCCTCAAACGCTAGCTTCTACCAAAAGCTTGGCGCGGCCAAGGATTCCCCCGATGGTGAGTCTATGCGTCTACTTGAGTATGAGATCAAGCCTAACAACCTGATTGACGTGCAGGTAGGCAAGCAGATGTTTGACCACCAACTGCGTGAGAACTATGGTTTTGCCGGTGAGATTTACGCCCAGTGGCTTGTTAATAACTTGGAAGATGCCAAAGACTTGGTGCGCCAGATTCAGGCTAAGCTCGACAAGGAAGTTAAATTTACACAGCGTGAGCGTTTCTGGTCAGCCGTAGCCGCATGCAACATTGCCGGTGGCCTGATCGCCAAGAACTTGCAACTGCACGACTACGACATGAAGCTAGTCTACACATGGTTAGTAGGCATGCTCGGCGAAATGCGTGAAGACGTAAAGCCACCGATCAGCAACCCTGCCTCTACCCTTGGTGAATTCATCAACGGCAACATGAACCACGCTTTGGTTGTGAACGGCGAGAATGATGCACGAAGCAACATGATGGCTATGCCGACTATGGAGCCACGAGGCGAGCTATTCATACGCTACGAGCCAGACACCAAGCTGTTATGGATTGCGGCCAAGGCGTTCAAAGACTTCTGTGTCGAGCGCCAAATTAACTACAAAGACATACTTCGTGAGTTAAAAGAGGTCAATGTATTTAAAGAAGCGGTCAACAAGCGTATGGCTAAGGGCATGAAGGTTGTGTCCCCCGCAGTGCGTGCGCTTATGTTTGATGCGTCTCAAGCTGATTTTATTCACATAGAAACCACCGATGAAAATCGAGACAGTTCACTATGAGGTTAACTGGGCCAAGTTCCGCAAGGGGTACTCGTTTTTTGTACCCTGCATTGATACAGCGAAAGCTAAAGCGGAACTTAACCGAGTGGCCCGCCGACTAAAGATGGAACTACTTACGAAAGTAGTCGTAGAAGACGGCATAAAAGGTTTGCGAGTGTGGAGGCTTTAAGCTAAACTAAGTTATCGGCTTTGCAGTTGCCGATTTTCATGGTTGCTTCTCCTTTTACCCCCGGCTAATCCCCGGGGGTTTTTTATTTCGCCGCTTCTCTTTCAAGCTTCTCACGAGAGGATTCAAGCAACTGTTCCAAGTATGGGTAGAACTTCTTGTCCACATCAAACCCACGATCAGATCTGGCACGCTTAGCTATACGCGCTTGAACTAACTTGCTCAAGTCACCGCCATCAATCCTAGCTTGCGGGTTACGCGCACCAAACGCAATTAGTTTTTCCAGTGCGTCATCAAAGGCTTCGTCATCGCCCCGTGAGGCTTCTAGGTCAACACGATTAACGAGCTTGCCTTTTTCAATCACCACCTTAGCTTTGAGCGCGTTGGCTTTAAAGTTAGCTTCTTGCGCAGAGGCCAAACCTGTAGTCCGTGCACCGGCTGCTTGAGCAAGTAGTTGTGCTTTTGTAAACTCTTCAGGCTCTCTAATAACCGCGCCTGTACTTGTTGTAGCACCTTCTTCGCTATACCTAACCGCAGTCAACGGCTGGCGCAGTGCGGCAGGGAGGAGTCGCTCCAAGCCCTGCATAACTTTACCTTCTTGCATCAAACGTATACCTGAAGGAATTTGGTTAAGCGCCAAACTAGCAAACGGGCCCATCAAAGACAGAGCGTATTCTTGCATTGTGTCTTCAAGATTGCGTTGCTCTTTCAACTCGGGCATCCACATGTTGTTCATCGACAAGCTATTGGACATGTTGTAGCCTGAGATAGTGTCGATCAAACCAGAGTCTATGATCTCGCTAAGCTTGTGCCCACCAATCTGCGCTTCACCAAAGAAGTTAGGGACGAACACGCTACGGAACCAGAACTCAAGGTCACGTTCTTCTAATGGGTCTTCGTCGTCTTCATCGCGCATTGCGTTGATAATGCCTTGTACAGCACCCATAGCCGCGCTGATGCCGGGGATACCCACATAGCCAGCAAGCAAGCCAGACATGAACAAAGTGCCAAACAGTTGAGTAGCCGCTTCTTTCTTAGCATCTGCGTCCATACCGGCCATAGCACGGTAGCCATTACGCGCCAAGTATGTGGTTACGAAAGCAGGGAAAGTCTTGAATTGCAGGAACGTACGTCCGAGTGGGCCACGCATGACACGTGCACGATTCTGTTCAGAGAAATTGCCGAGTGCGTCGTATGTGTCCTTAACCGCTTGGTCGACGGCGTCGTCAAAAGACATGCCCTCTTTGCGGCTCAAACGGAAGGAAGTCATGAACATAATTTCGCGGTTCAAGCGCTCGACGTGGTGGAACAAACCACCCATCATGTTAGTTGCAGACTTCCACGCACCAGAGTATTTAGTTGACGGAGTATCGCGACGATCCATCAAGTCGTAGGCCATCGTGATCTCACTGACACCACGATCTACCATTGCTTCAATAGCCCGTTGCTCTTCCTCGTTCATCTTAACGCGACGGGAATTTGCCAAGGACACCTGACTGAGTTTTCCATCTTTATCAATAACGCCGACGTCATTAAAGACCAACATCATTTTGCCCATCTCAGCAACTACACCGGCGGGGCTGTGGCGAGACATAAGGACAGGTGCGCCAAAGATAGGCAACGAAGAGAACTGAACAACGGCAGTCTTAACCGAAGTCATAAAGTACAAGAACGCTGTTTTGTTAGCAACGTTAGCCGCACCTTGCGCAAAAGAATCTACAGCAGGTGGGTAAACATCCAACTGAACACGCTCACCCAACTCGTTGACCAGCATCTCCAACTTGTCTTTGTCAGGATTGCCTTTTAGACTTTCTTTGGCAGCATCAACTTCACGAAGCATTACTGGGCCGTACTTCAACCGCGAAAGTTGGTTGGCCATGTTGGTAGAAGACGTGATGAAGTTACGTAGTGCGTCACCCGAGAAACCAGCAGTGCCTTTACGATGAATAAACTGACGACGGAAACTCTGCTCCGGCATCGTGGTCAAGTACAACTGATAGATTTGATCCTTAAGCGCCTCGGCATCGACTTCACTCATGCCGTCACCAATCAACTCAAAGATTTGTTTTAGCAAAGGCGCAGTGTCATTGGCCGTGCTCTTATCGCGCAAACCTTTTAAGTCATTGCCGGTTTCAATATCCTCATCAGCCTTCATCTCAGACAGACTGCGGGTGTCACCATCTTTTTGCAAGTCACGAACGCGCTGACGCATAAACAATTCACGGTCGGCTACGCTCTCAAACATGTAGAACTCTTTCTTTTTGC